TCATTCTTCATCAACCAAATTCGTAAGCCGCACACCCACACTGTGGGCGTAGCTCACCGTATAGGCCGTGCCACCCGCTGCTCGGTCTAGGTAGACGATGCCCCAGCCGGCGGAGTCTGCCATGTGGCGGTTTCGCTTATACATACAGCCGTCATAGTAACGCTCTGTGGTATAGATGACCTTATCTGCCCGCTTGCGAATGTTTTCAAATATTGCCTTATCCTTGCCTTGCCAGCTGAAGTCGTGGCCTTTGCAGGGTAAGATGAGGATCAGGCGAATTTGCGGATGCTCCTTTTTGAGCTGCAAAATCGTCAAGGCTGCGATGGTGTCAAAGCCTACTGCACCGCCTACGCCGAAGTATTGCACCCCTTTTCCGATGAGAGTCTCCACCGCCTGTTTCAGTTTAGCTTGTACCGCCGGATATTGATCGAAAGGAATGTCACGGTGGCCTGAAAAGAAGCAAGTTTTATCTCTGAGGGTATCTGTGCTCATCGAAATCCCTCCTGCTGACTAGTTTTGTCCGGTTTGGTCTTTGAGCACAACGTCATGTGCACCGCCCTCTACAATGCTGACTGAGGAGACCAAGGTCAGGCGTGCTTTTTCCTGTAGCTCCGTCACAGTGAGGGCGCCGCAGTTGCACATGGTAGAACGCATTTTTGCAAGTGTGAGGGCTACGTTATCCCCAAGGCTCCCTGCATAGGGGACATAGGAGTCTACACCCTCTTCAAAAGTGAGCTTTTTATCGCCGCCGGAGTCATACCGCTCCCAGTTTCTGGCTCTGTTTGAGCCCTCACCCCAGTATTCTTTCATATAGCTGCCATTTACCATGACTCTTCTGCCCGGACTCTCGTCAAAACGTGCGAAGTAGCGGCCCAGCATACAGAAATCAGCTCCCATGGCAAGAGCCAGTGTCACATGGTGATCGTGGACAATGCCGCCGTCAGAACAAATTGGCACATAAATACCGGTCTCTTTGAAATATTGATCTCTGGCCTTAGCAACTTCAATGACCGCGGTTGCTTGTCCCCGACCGATGCCCTTTGCCTCACGTGTGATACAGATTGCTCCGCCGCCGATGCCAACTTTGATGAAGTCTGCGCCTGCCTCAGCGAGGAAACGGAAGCCATCTCGGTCAACTACGTTCCCGGCACCGATCTTGACCTCGTCTCCGTAGGTTTCACGAACGAAATCAAGCACCAGCTTTTGCCATTCCGTATAGCCTTCTGATGAATCGATGCAAAGGACATCTACACCCGCCTCGACAAGAGCCGGGATGCGTTCTTTATAGTCGATTGTATTGACTCCGGCACCGACAATATAGCTCTTGTCTGTGTCAAGGAGCTCTTGCGGGTTTGCTTTGTGCCTGTCATAGTCTTTGCGGAATACAAAGGAAATCAAACGCCCTTTCTTGTCCAGCACCGGAAGGGCGTTTAGTTTGTTGCCCCAGATAATATCATTCGCCTCTTTGAGGGTCACACCCTCTTTCGCATGGATGAGGTCTTCCAGAGGAGTCATAAACTCAGACACCGGCGTGTTTGGATCCATCCGGCTCGGTCGATAGTCCCAGCTGGTGACGAGGCCAAGGAATTTCCCCGAAGCTGTCCCGTCATGGGTCACTGCCACAGTGGAGTGACCGGTTTTTTCTTTGAGTTCCAGAATGTCTGCCACGGTTTGATCCGGGCGTACATTTGATTCAGAGGATACAAAGCCCGCCTTATGCCGCTTCACACGGCGTACCATCTCCGCTTGGTTTTCGATGGACTGGGAGCCGAAGAGGAAGGCAATTCCGCCCTCTTTCGCGAGTGCGACAGCCATTTTGTCGTCTGAAACAGACTGCATCACCGCTGAGACAAGGGGGATATTCATCGTAACAGCCGGTGCCTCGCCCGCTCTGTACCGGGTGACTGCCGTCTGAAGTGAGACATTATCCGGAATACATTCCGCCGAGGAATATCCCGGGACGAGTAGGTATTCATTAAAGGTACGGGATGGAGAATCGTAATAAAGAGCCATCGCAAGCGCCTCCTACTGTGTTTTGAGTTTTTCTCAGTATACCATGATTTTAACTACTTGCAAAGAGGGAGCGTAAGCTTGTGTGATCGCGATCACAGCTATTGACTTTGGGGGTGGTGTCATTGTATAATGGCAGAGCTTTGGAGAGATGTCCGAGAGGTCGAAGGTGCAGCATTGGAAATGCTGTGTACCCCACAAGGGTACCGGGGGTTCAAATCCCCCTCTCTCCGCCAATGCACTTCAAATCCGAACCCCTGCTATTTCGTTTTCGTTAACGGATTGTTCGGGGTCGTGATTATGAGATAGAAATAAATAAAAAGGCTGTCCCGCTCCCCGAAAGGGAAGTAGGACAGCCTTTTTGTGTCATATACTCTCTTTTATCTCTTGCTTCTCTACAGCATTGCCAAAATCCGCTCTACGGCTCGATGCACCATAAGCGCAACCTCTAGCCGTGACGCCGGATCACGCGGCCTTGATCCGTCTGTAATTTCTGCCGCTATCGCAGCTTCAAATTCTCTCTGCATTGCCTCATTCGGTGCAGGTCCGATAGTTGCCAATGCTGTTCTGATTTCCTCGCGGATAATCTCCCTCGCCCTTGCCTCTGTCATATCATTCTCCCCCTTTCTGCCTAGTTCGGCGTTTACCATCCTTACAATCTCCGGAAATCTACGTCGCAAGTCTGGACCAGGGCATAATGTAGCGGTAAACATATCATGGCGCGTCAAGCTGCTACTCGGCGTGCCATTGTAGTGCAGTCCCGGCAGTCCATCTACTTGCACAATCCCCGGATTCCTGCGGCAGCAATCAACGCATAGCCTAATAAGTGACTCAAATGCCGCTTGGCTTATCTCCCAATTCGGCGCACCCGTGCTATTCGCAACACCGATCACAATTGCTTGATTATCATTTGCCGCACTGGATGATCCCCAGCACCGATCTCGTTCGTTCACAAACAGCCCAATATCACCATTTGAAGCAATGCCGTAGTTATAGCCTGCCCGTGTTGCAGGGCGGCTTAAAAACTCCCCCAAAGCGGCAAGGCTCATGTTCCCGGCGTTGTGGTGGATTGTGAGTTTCGTAATGGGTTGATTGCGCGGGCTATTTCTGTGCGGTGATAGGCGCGTATAGGAGATCAGTGGGCTGTTTGTGAAGTTACTCATTTTCATCTTCCCCCAATCCGTCTGTGAGTTCTTCCAACGCTTCCGGCGTCATTTCTTCCACAGTTTCAACCACTGGCAATTCATTCCGTTTCACTGTCTTTCTCCTTTCTCTCCTTGTACAGCTTTTGTAGGCTGTATATTACGCATCCCACAACTGCCGGCACGAAGACAGCCAAGGCGGCTCGCCAGTCAAAGAAGGCTCCGGCGGCAATAGCCGCTGAGATCGCACCCAATACTGTTGCTATCAGCCTAGCTTTGCTGTCTTTCAGCCATGATTTTTTATCCGCTCGCATGATCCAATCTCCTTTCAATATTCCGCACCTTAATCTCTAACTGTGCGATTCGCTCTGTAAGTTCATTGATTGCGTCCTCGCGGGAACTCACAGCGTCTGTCAGTATCGCTATATCTCTTTGTATGTGCGCAAGCTGCGTTTCAATTGTGGCTTGCTGTGCAGTAAACGAACCATAAAAGAAAAATAGCGTTCCAAGCAACATAAGTACCGCAACGGCAACAGAGATAGCTTTTAGTGTTACCGTAGTGTTTTGATTTTTCATTTTACCCCTCCACTCTTGACCAACCATGAACACCTGGTTCCCAAACATTTCCGTTGATATCCGATCTCCAAAGCACTCCATTATGAGACACAATGTCACCTTGCATATAAGCATCATGTCCCCCTACTGGCTGCGTCCAGATAGGAACGCCATCACCTGTAAACCCAATAGCGACAAATAAAGAAGGTGCCGCATTCGGCACCCAATCCGCTTGACTTGTATGAGCTTGCAGCACTCGCCACAATTGGGACTCACCATCTGCGTTCACGCCGTGTCGGACGATTATACCAATGGAATACAAGACACCTGCTTGCCACGTAGGGAACAAATCTGCAATTTGCATTCTTTCGCTGTCTGTCATTTCAAGATTCTGACCAACTAAGCGAAACAACGCATTGGTTTGAAACGCTAAATATTCTCTATTCATCGGCTTTCACCCCCAACATTGTGTCTACAATAGCGCTTGTTTTTTCCACCTTCTCATCGAGTTTGTCAAGCCTTTTAAGTACCTCAGATAGTGAACCATCTGGAACAGGATTCGGATCCGGCGATGGCTCTGGCATAGAATCCGGCTCCGGCGGTGGCATAGTATCCGGTTCTCCCGGATCTTGCTTCGTCCAATCCTCTCCATCAAACAGATCTCCGATTCCATAGCCATCCGGGATCTCTGCTATGGTATCGGCATCCACCCACATCCCTGCTGCAAAGAACGCTTGTGCGGTCTCAATGCTGTCAAACACTGCGACTTCAATGCAGACGCCCTTCCGCATAATACCTATGTTTATATGACTCATGTAACGCTCCTCCTTCTTGCATAGATAAAGACAATGCCATTACCGCCATTGCCACCACGAGTGACGGCAGGGGCATTGCTGGATTGGATACCTCCTGCCCCACCGCCAGCTCCCACACCGCCATTGCCTCCGTTACTATTATTGCCAGCACCGGCAGCTCCTCCGGCTCCTTCGCCACTACCAGCGCCACTACCCCACGGATGCCCTCCGCCGCCATTGCCGTAGAATACGCCGTTGTGTGGGTTCTGTGCTCTAGAGGTTCCATCCCTGCGCCCCTGCCCCATTCGCCCATCTCCACCAAGTGGGTTGCCGGCCTGAATGCCGAGATGGATTTGACCACGTCCGCCAGGTCCACCGGTGGCGGGCGAAGTTGTTAAGCCAAAGGCGGATGTGTTGCCACCCCCGGTGGGAGTGGTTATGATCATATTCGCGCTCGTGGAACCTCCGACGCCTCCGGCGCCGATAACAATATTGTAGCTGTCTTGGGTAATTTTCACATTTTGAGCAAACACGGTTCCGCCGCCTGCGCCACCTACGCCATTTACAGTCGTTGTGCTGGCGGCTGCTCCACCGCCTCCTCCAACCATAAAAACGTCGATTTCAGTAAGGTCAAACTCTGGGAAATTAGCTGGGTTAAACACACCCGATGCAGTAAATGTAGCGACAAGTTCTTTGGGAGCGAGAGTTGCAACCTGCTCTTCCAATGAGGTGATAGTTTCTCTCAGGGTGTCTAGTTCTTCGTCTTGGCGCCGCTGTTCAAATTCTACTGGATTCCCGGTACTTTCCAGCGTCTGATGCGCCCCCACCTTATGCGGGTTCTCTTTGTCTGCGATATGTGCAGCAAACTTGTCTAAATTCGAACCAATTTTCTTTTTAATTCCCGCTATAGATCTATCCTGCCGCCGTTGCACTTCTTCCGTGGTCTCGCCAGTGGATTCATCCACAGTCTCCGCCCGGTGCCTGTGATCCCTTAATCTTGCAAGCACATATTCTAGATCATCCGCACTGGCATAAACACCGCCCGATACAATGGTCACCTCTGCGGAGTTGGATACCGTAGCTATGAACTGTTGGTTGATGATATTCGGCATTTTACCATTGAAAGTCGGCAGGAAGTCTCCTCGCTCCTCGCCGTCGGGGCCAATCGCCTGCGTGACAATAGAATATAGGACTGGCTCTTTTTCTGGATTTTCCTTGTCCCTAGCCATCAGCCCAATCGCCCGAACTTGGTAGCCCTCTTCTAGCTCCTCATTAGACAAGAGCGTGGTCAGCAAGACGCTCTCGTCGTCTAACGCACGAATGCTGTTCAGCCCGACTTCTTGGCGCCGTCCTCTTATTTCCGTGACTAGGCGCAAATCTTCTGAGCTATTATATACTCCATCGCCAAATATCATCGAAGTAAACTCGATCCTCGCCGTCCCCATTCTGCTCTCCGTCAACAATATAGATCCTGCTCTTGTTCGGACGGCCGGGTTATACGATGCCATCAGCCTTTTCCTCCTCTTCAATTAATACGTTTCGAATCATAGTGTGTCCCGCTGTCCCAGCCCACAATGTTTCGGTATGGCTCTTTTGGACAAATATTTGCCCAACATGGCTACGTAGATTTTTCGTTTGATCCACCACGCGCAAAGCCTCCGCGACGCTTTCTTCTGTAAGTTGGTTGTTCATCGCAATCGTAATGCGAAAATGGTATGGCGGCGCATCGTACTCAAACCACTCTTCTACTTTTGAGCCCGGCCAAATAGCCCCTACTGCTGTCTCAACCGCTGCGGGCGTCCCTTTGAGTCTGTGTACTCGGACGCTATCTTTGATAAGCGCCCGCTTGACTTCAATCGGCTGGTCTTCCTGATACCACTCCACGTGCATATCCCAGGCTAAAATATCAAGTAACTCTTCCGGCAATTCATCAATCAGCGGGAATATAATCACCCGGCGCCGTTGCTGTGCGATGTTCCGCAGTTTTGCAGAAATACTCTCTGCAATCGCCATAATAGACGGATCTTGCCGCAGTGCCGGAGGAACCCACCTTGATGCTGGCAGCTCCGTCAACCTAATCAAACTCAATCCCTCCGTCATGTGGGATCACATCTCTAGGCATGGCCACTTCCTCACCGGTCAGTACAGTAAAGACCGGTTTTGCAATTTCCACTCGTCTCGCGCCTGCTTTCATCAGCATCGAATGAAGCCTCGACGGAATGATATCCCGCCCAATCCGTGACCTTTGCCAAAGCAAATACTCTTGCTCTGCCGCCTGAATATCCTCCCGCAGCACATTGAGTGGCGTGGGAGATTCTGCCGGCAACCAATATGTATACTCCACATCAAATGGCACAGGAGTCGGTGCACAGACTTTTACAAAGTCAGTAAGTGGCCTCCGCGTTCGATCACACAGGTAGTCATACACGATCTGTATCGTATCTGCGTCCGGCAACTCCCCGCCCGCAAGCAGAATCCGTACCTCAACCTCTCCCGGAACCGGCGAAATAGCTCGCACATCGCTCACGCGGGAAGTTGCAGATAACGCATGATATCTGTACCCTTCCATCGGCCCCGCAGTGGAATAACTCTCTTGCGAAAGTCGCATACGCTCATAAAATGCGTCACAATCTTCTGCTTCGGCACCGCCAGCCGTTTCCGTTATGTTTCGGACAGACTGAAACTCTTCAAACCTATCTCCTGAAATCCGAAGGATTTGCCCGGGAACAAGTCTGTTCCCTATCGTTCCCGGTGTCCTGCATTGTGCCGGCACATCGATCTGCGTCTCGCCAGCAGGAATAACCGCCGCCTGCGTTGTTTCAAAGATAACTTCACTGTCTACCGTCGAAACGCCCAGCCCTTCCGGTATCGTGACGGGTATCTCTTGTGGAATAATTGTGAACCGCAAGATTGTTTCGGCACGTTTTGCCGCAAGCCGCCCCTCCGGGATATTGAAGAGTTCCCCTAAGTTATCTAAGAACTCTCCTTTTGCAAAGCGGGGTACATTTTGCTTCGCCGCATGATTGAAGCTCTCAATTGTTTGCGCCACTATCCCCACAAACGCTGCAATGAAGTTCCGCGCCGGATCGGCATCATGCAGAGTGCGATCCATGATCTGCTCGTATAGAGTAATGGCATCAGCCATCAAGCCGTCTATGTCATCATCAAAAAAGTTAATATCAGGATATCCCCTGTGCATCAATCTCCACCTCCACCGTAATAATCATTTGTCCCGTTTCGTGATTTTCGGTCGAGCTCGTGCGCTGAATCATGGCACGCGGCTCGTGCATACGCACTTGGTCATGGACTTGGGCAACAATAAAGGATCGCACCACATTTTGTGGCCGATCCTTTACGTCCCTGAGTCCAATGTCTCGCGCTAAAATATTCCCACCCGCCACCGAGGCGACAATGAATAGAACATTTTGCAGAATTTCCTCCACTTCCGTAGCCGGAGCTAAGTTTATCCTTGTCAATTGGTCACTGCTAACCGTATACAGCACAGTATCCCCCCTATGTATAGGCTCCCAAGCTTAGGGTCACATCCGCAATCAGCAAGTCGCCCTCTTGGTCAAACATAATCAGGTCGCGGTTGGTGTTCAGTATCACCCACCGCCAAAATCCGAACCCTTTAGAGCCAAGAGTAAGCGGGAGGGTCATCCCTTCTCGCTCATAGCGAAACAGCTCATTTATGTCATCGTGAGGGTTTACACCCAGAAACGCCGACAATCGGATCCTTAGTTTGATCGCATCATCATCTACGCCGACAAACTCTTTCTTTGGGCGGAAGAGGTGCCGGTCGTGACTCCCATATCGTGCCGAACTATTCCACGTCATATCTCGGATAGTTTTAATCTGATCCTGATCCACATAATAGGCCACATTTCCCAATGTGCCAATTACCACAAAAACACCTCCTACAAGCCGCCAATAATAACGCCAGAGCCTTTGCTATTCGCTGCATATAAGCACACCACCATCTGCCCTACATCCGGCATCCAAGGGATAACTATCACATCATGTGTGTGCGCCCCCGGCCCAAAGCCTGTCTGGACACGTACTGTCGATTCATTTCGCGACACCCGCAAGTCTCGACTCGGTATGCCCATATCTCCAAACCACACCCGCGCCGTTCGCCGATCAAGGTTTACCGAAGTAACGGTTCCAAAGCGCACCATTTTTTTAAGCGCACCGTACATCTCTTTTTCTGTCATGCTAATACCCCTCGATCACTTTCCGTAGCGCAAGGCTTGTCCGGTACCCATTCGAACTATCTACCGCGTGTGTCGATTGCTCAACCAAGTATTCCCCATCAAAGGCTCCAAATTCTTTAAATAAAACCTTAACTCCGGATACAAGGCTTGTATCTCCGGCTCCTGAAAGCACCGCCGTAGTTTCGCCTTTGTTCGCCTCGCGCAAGCGCCGTTGTGCTAACTCATACGCTTCGCGCTGCGAGCTGACCTCTTCATTTACGCGGAGTACATTATCTTCGTCATACACAAATCCAGGCGGCACAAAGGTCGCTTTTATAGTCTCTTCCGTGTTTGGATCCGTATAGCTCACCGTGCAGGCGCTGTACGCTGTCCGAGCTAGACGTGTATTGAACCTGTACTTCCCATACCTTCGATCACCCAGACGAATCGTCCGTACGGCGGGCCTTTTTTCAAAGGCCGCAGTATCAAACAAGACCACTTGTCCGTTAGTTACCTTGATACTTATTCCCGCTTCCTCACATAAGTCTTCCAGAAAATCTATGTCCGACTGCTGTATTTGTTCTCGCCATTCATACAGCGGATCCCTATCCGACAAAAACATGAGCGAAAACCCAGCGCTTCCCGCCATTCTATGCGCAATGTCCCGTAGTGTAATATTTTCCCAAACTCGGCACCGCTCCGTCTGCCGTATTCCGGATGAAAAGTCTAGGCTTGTCCCTTTTAGCGTGACTGTCTGCGGCGCCCCACCTTGTGACACAGAGTCCAACTCAAAGGTTCCACAGTCCAATATATCAGTCAATCCATCCCGGTTTCGATTCACCCGCGCAATGATAGCTGAGAAAGTAGACGTCTTTCCCGCCACGCCTTCCCCGGCGCCGGATTGTCTCGCCATATTGTGAGCCGCTCGATTCTCTAATGTCGTATTGAGCCACTCGCCTATTATTTTATTGTCCGCATCCTGTAATGTAATTTGCAAGTCATCCGTTTCACCCGATACACAGTCAGAATATTGCAAAGATACAAATCGGTCCTGCACTTCCCCCGAGATGTCTACTCCTTGAAAGCTTAGTCCGATTTTGGTGCGCCAAGCTAAATCTCTATTACTCAACTTGTACCCACCTTCCAAAAAATTTCACAAACCCATTGACAATACGTATAACACGTGTTATTATATATTTAACGAAAGGGGGAGCAAGGTATGCCAATGACACCAAGGGAGATAATAAAACTCCTAGAACAAAATGGATTCCAGCACATCAGCTCCAACGGCTCCCATAGAAAATATAGAAATCCAGACACCAAAAAGCAAACAATCGTCCCTTTCCATACCAAAGCACTCAAACCCGGCACCGAGCACAACATCTTAAAACAAGCGGGGCTGAAATAAAGCCCCGCACAGAATGGAGGTATTGATATGTCACGTTTATTTTACCCTGCTATCTTCCATCCCGAAGCTGACGGTGGTTTTTCCGTGGTCGTCCCTGACTTAGACGGATGCTTCACCGAGGGCGACACACTGGAAGAAGCCTATGAGATGACATTTGACGCAATCGGTCTTTTTCTGGCGGATTTAATCAATCAAGGTGAACAGTTTCCCGCTCCCTCAGATCCTATCCCTTCTGTGCTCCCCACCGGTGACTTCGTAGTAGTCGTAGAGTTTAACCTTTCTGAATATTGGAAAAAGCATGACACAAAGTCTGTGAAAAAGACGCTCACAATCCCCAGCTGGCTTAACACGATGGCAGAAGAGCAGCACATCAACTTTTCCAGTGTTCTACAAGAGGCTCTAAAGGCCAGATTGAATGTCTCATAGCATCCCGCTCCACTTTCACAACGACACCCGCCTATAAGCACCATAGGCGGGTGTTTCTTATCTCATCCGCGCCGGATCCACGGTGGCAACTCCGCCGAAACCTCCGGCGGCACTTCCGGAACTTCAAGCTTCATCCCAGCTGGAAAAATCACAATATCCGCAAGATGTGCATTCGCCCGCAAGAGCAGATGTGTATATCGCCCGCTCCCCATCTGCTCAAACGCGATCAAGTCCCACATGTCCCCGGATTTTGTTATGTAGCCACTAGACATATTTCCGCCTCTCTATATCCTCTTGCTTCTCACGCCACCAATCGTCAAGCTGTTCTTTCAAGCTTTCGCCAGCCTCATTCACCTGTTGACGAATGTCGCCTCCGATACCACCCTCAACGGTGATATTAATATTGAAAATTGGAGCTATAGCAGAGCGATCCACGCTTGGAACAATCGTAGTCACAGAGGCCGTCTGCATACCGGGTTGAGTCGCCGCCATAAGCGCCGGATGTACCGCAACGATTTGTTGATACTCCTCGCTCCGTGCCATCCGCTGCGCCTCTTGATAGTTATCACTGCTTACAAGCTGCGCCATAGCCTCCCGGGTATCTTGTATCTTATTGAGGATACCAACGCCAACACCCTCGCCAATTGGCTCACCTAATAATCGCTCTGACAACCTTGATGGGGAATTGATCTCCGCCGCGACACGAGCGCGGGCAATCGCTGTACGCACAACGGATGTAATCGCATTATTTAACGCGCTTGCGTTGCTGTGCACACCTGCTGCCATACCCCCAGTTAACGCAGCGCCAACTGCTTCACTTTCCCCAGCGGTGGCTTCTCTGGCGCTGACCAGCCCATCAGTTAAAACACTGATTGTTTCATCACTGATCATACCACCATTTTCTATGATTGCCCCAACAATAAGGCTCACCATCTCAGCGGCACCCTCTTCCGCTGTCGCGCCGGCCGCCTCCATCATGGCCTCAACTTCGCTGATAAACTCGCTGTTGACCGAGGCAAACGTTCCGGCAAGCTCACCCGCAACATCCGGCATCTGACTGAGCCACATATCGTTAAGCTCTCCGATGCCCTCGCCACCGGCTTCCACAATCGCCGCAACCATGCCCGCAGTGTCCGGGGTAAGCGTTGAAAAGAACCGCTCCGCAACCGCAGGGTCAAGTCCCAGCTCTAACGCCGCCTGTAAATTTTGATTATGGGATTTCATCGCGTCATAATAGCTTTGTGCGTTTGCCATCATCTGCTCAAAGGTGATACTTGTTACATCTCCAAACTCACGCGTTAAGCTCACTTGTCCCATAAGGGATTCATAGGTTGCATTGTGCGCCGTGCTGTATGCTTCGTAAATAGCCCCAGCGAATTCATTGGCAATGTTGATCAGATCACGCAAACTGTCCGCTTGTTGTTCGTTGGCCTCTGTGAGTTCTCCGGAGTATTCCACCGCATAACCCAAAGCTGCCTTGATATCATCAGCGAACTCGGCAAACTCAGGGCCAAGCGCAAGAATCTCCTCAAGTGACAT